TTCATCATAATTACGAGGTCTATCTGGATTATCAAAATATTTATACCATTGTGGTATAATTCTTACTCCACCTAATTCATAATAAGTATAGGTTTGATTGATTCCTTTTGTAGAACCACTACCTTCAATTTCTGCATTATTTAATCCTTTAATGCCAATTTGATGCATTAGGTTTTGGAAACCATAATATGCTTTCTGTCCACATAAGAATGCGATTTCAGTTAAACCATCATTTCCTGCTCTAAGTTGCAATTGTTGCATTATTGATTGCAAGAAATTAAGAGTCCATTTTTGATATGGAATTTTTAAAGAACCATCACCTTGGTTAGCAATACCATCACCAGCCATAATTTCATTTCCACCAAGATCGTGCATGATAACATCACCTTCGATAGAAACAGTTCCTTGACCAAATAACAATTGATGTTCTCCTGCTTTAGCCCAACGTCTCAACATCTGATCTTGAGCATAGGTTAAGAAGGTTTTATTACCATTATGTTCAGTCCATCTGATACCACCTGACATTGCTTTTGCAGTACCTGACATAGAATATTTCATACGTTGAACGGTCATATAGGCTTTACCCCATCCGTCAAATGTATATTTTTCATATCCAGTTTTAGAATAGTCATGCTCGAACATTGTATAAACGAATCCGATTTCATCACCTTCATTCATCAATGCTGAATTGATATAGGTTTCATTTAATTTGGTTACATATTTACATTTATAAGCCCAAACACCACCAGCAATTTCTTGAGGTAACATTTCGTCTGCTACATATAAATAAGTTTTCCAGTCTTTTAATTCAAGTACATCTTTTGGAGAAAACCAATTTCCATCCAAATAGATAGTTACTACTGAACCATTTTTACCTGGTTCTGTTCCATAAGCATCACAAGTAAATGTAACACCTTGATAACTTTTGAAACGAAGTTTACGTGCATCAGAATGTTCTATTGCAAATTGTACTACGTTGCTGGAAGTTACTCTCCAATTCTTACTATCAAGTCCTTGATAAAGTCCTTTTGAAGTAAGACCTTTATCTGCCAATAAGGAAGAAAAAGGTGTAATATCACCACGCCATAATGTTCTTACATTTGGTAACATATCTGGTTGTGTGATCATGTATTTAACCATGCTTAATGAATTCATAGATTCGTTAGCAATTTCTTGTGGTCCACCGGGTAGGTATCTCATAGTTTTTGTTTTTAAGGATTAATAATTATCCTAATGGATCAGGGCGATTAAACGCCTCTGGATCTATTGGATTTAAATTTGAAACATTTATTGAACTATCTACTTGTCTCGGTTTGATATTAGTTTTATCCAACACTTCTTGCTTAGCATCATGTTTAAGATTCGCCATAATATCTTTAGTTTTTTTATCCCCATTACTTAATGCGTAAATCATTTGATATAGGTTCTTATCATTCGTGAGAAGATCATACATCTTTTGAGTAACACTTAATGTAACTACGGGGTTTGAATCATTAGGAGTTAGAATTGTTTTGAACTGTTGATTATATGTATCCTTTTCGGCTTTGCCTATTGGAATACCTAAAACATTGTTCATCGTTTCTGTCTCTTTAATAAATTCTTCAAACTCTACATCCCTTTTTTTTCTAAACTCTTCTTTTAATTTATTATCTGTTATCGTTTTTTCTTGTTGTCTTGTTTTTTGTTCATTATCAAAATCACCTTTATATTTTTCTCGCAATTCTTGAATATCATATTCAAAAGATGCAGATGCTGTTTTTTCATTAATTATTCTTTCCAATCCATCTTCCGTTAATCCTTTTGGATTAGTTTCTGATTTCATACCATATCTTTTAATATAGTGTTGTTTTAGAAAATCATTATCTGATAAGTTTTCTAATTTCTTGTATCCATTTCTTTCTTCAAGAAAAGTATTCTCATCAAATTGTCCTTTCTTATGTAATTCCAATATGGTCTTTGCCATTTCTGGAATATCTTTTAAACTATCTTCTGCTGTACTTTTATTAGCATTTATAACAATATCAGAAAGATAATCCGATTCTTTCTTTCCTTCTTCAAATTTACCAGTCTTTACCGTTTCAGGAATATCAATATTATATTTTGTTTTAATGTCATCCCAAATTGGATTATACTTATAATTACCTGCCACTTCTGGAACCACAACTGGTGGAACTACTGGAGGAACTTTTGTTTCTTGTGCTGCTACTTCTGCTGAAGTATTGACTTCTCCTTCTGCTAAAGAAAATGCATCTGGATTAATCGTAATGTCTTCTACTTTAAAATCTTCTGGTGTCATGCTTTTTACTTTTTAGTTTATATTATTTTTTCTTTTGATTTCTTATCTATAGCTTTTTCGTCTATTCTTATTTTATCTAAATGTTCAACGTGTTCTTGTCTTCTTTCTTTTATACTAGTTAAATGGTCTAATCCCATTTGTTGTTTTTGCAGTTCCAGTTGAGCCAATTTTATTTCTTGATCTATTGTAGCATGTTTATCTTCATTCTGCAAATAAGCATACTCTGTATCTCTTTCTGATGATGTTTTCAATAAATCTGATTGGTTCTGACTTTGTATCTTTTGTTTTTCTACTTCTAACTTTGCACCTTCTATCTGAGATAACATCTGCATTTTTTGTTTTTCTAATTCAAGTGTCCCTTTTTGGTATCCTTGTTTCATCTGTTCTAATTGCATTGATATATCACCTTGTAATCTTATCTTAGATTCTTCTACTTGTTGTTGCATCTGCATACCTTGTTGTGCATTCTCTGCCTGCAATTTCAATCCTTGTTCAGCAAACTCTTCTAACTTTTTTTCTAACTCTTTGGTAGTTTCTAAATTAAACATAGAAATTACTTGTGGCAAATTTACAACATTCTTATTAAATCCCTGTACCACCATTTGTCTTAACTCTTGCATCTTCTGTTCTTCTTTAAGATTGTTCCTTACGAATAACTCGAAATCATAAGGTTCAAAATCTTCATGTAATTTTACAATCTGAGAAGCAAAGTCAGAATCCATAAACTGATAAATCATGTCTTTTTTAAGACAGTATTTAGCTGATAGATTCATAAATCTTTCAAGAGCCAATCTTTGCAATTCATCATGTTCATAATACTTTATCTCAGTTATTAGAGAAGATTGATTTATGCTCATCTCAGACGTACCTACTGGGTCATATTGTCCCATCTGTCCCATTGCTTGAGGTGTAACTCCCATTATCATATGAACCATTTGAATCAATCCTTGCAATATACTTTCAAGATATTGTATTCCAGGTCCAACAGACATATCAAATGACTGAAACTGATTAAAGTTAATTGGTTGTCTTTCTCCTTTTTTTCTTGACTGGATAAACATTCTACCAATCTTTAATTGATATTCCCATTCAGCAGGTGTCATATTATCTGGCATCTGAGCCATATCCATTACAAGAGTTTTCGTACCTGCCATTGCCAACATAAGCTCTCTATGATAATGTACTATATTATATAATTTCTGTATATCCTTAGTAGCCCAAATTAAACTATATGCTCTATCGGTTAAATTACTATGTGTTTTTGCTACAACTGGAATTTGAGTATATGATAAGTCATCTTCTTTTCTTAAAGGAAATCTGTGTTTTCTACAATTAACAAAAATATCTGCACCAATTAATACTCCTTCATATAAATCATTAACATATCTCTTTGTTATAGTTTCATCTTTCTTTAGTTTATAGGTTTTATCATATATCTGTTCTTCATCCTTACCAGTTAAGAAATGAATGTGTTCTTTGTTGTTATATTTATTAGGAGATTTTTTAGCATTTATAACTCTTTGTGATTGCCAATAAACTTTCCATACTCTTATATTTCCATAAGTTGCACCTGAACCAACATAAGTTGAATTGTCATTAAAGATAGCATCTCCATTTGGCATAGAAATCATAGCAGAATTTTGATACCATTCTCTTGAGTTTTCTATTTTGTCCATCTGAGTATTTGTAAGAATATCTCCATACTGATTAATAATATCTGGTATAGTCATCATACTTTCAATAGCACACCAAGATGAATCTTGTACATATCTTATAGTGTCTTCTACTGGATAATATAATCTAAGAAAATCAAGTCTTTTAAATGTTGGAATTTTACCTCCTTCATAATCTACAAAATATGCTGCATTACCAGTTACTAAATTGTCTATAAAAGTTAATAAGGCTTCGTTATTTATGTTTAATTTGTTTCTTGCATATATAAGATACTTTTGAGCTATCTCTTCTTTAATGTCTCTAAAAGTGTATTTATAGTATTTATCAATATTATCTACTTCTTCTTTTGTTAAGTAAATATCATTGGTGATTTTATCTGTTATTAAATTTAGTTTTGAGGTTATCTCCCTTGTTTGTTGTTTAGCAAATTCTAATTGTGAATACGCTTCTTCAGGAATCTGCTCTCCCTGTTCTTTCTTTTGTTGCAATAATCCTTCTGCATCAGAAACTGCTTGAGCAAACTTTTGTTTCTGTTCTTCCAACATTGCTATTGCATTCTGCTTTTCATTTAATCCTATTTTTATTTTAGTAGTAATTAAATCTAAATAGTTTTTTATTCTTTTATTGTATTTTTCTTCAATAGATTTATTATCAGCAAGCATAAGAGAAAACACAAAGTTTCTTCTTGCTTGTCTTCCTTTTAATAATTCCAAACATGGTCTTTGAATACCAATATGCCTCACGTGAGATGGAAGTTCATAGTCTCCATATTTTCTAAGATAATCAAAATCTCTTAGGTCTTGTTGTTCATTATACAACTTCCAACAAGCAATATCTTTTATTTTTGTTTGAGACAAACCCCTTGCAGCATTAACAATACCTAATACGTTTTTCTCGCACCATTTGGTATCCTTTTTGCTCTCAGGAATGTTTTGGTTAATTAGTATAGGCATATCTATTATGATTATTAATATTACTTATTATTCTTCCATCAACTCTATGATAGGACAAAAATTCAAATTTCTTATTCTTAGATTCTTCTGTCTCTACCATTAATTCTTTCTCATCTTGTTCTACAACTTCACATAATGATGATGCTATAGTATT